GGGACCGCCCAATGGGTATGTCCCAACCGCTCATCGTACCTAGAAAGCTCAATTGCTTTCTTATAATCGACATCCAACTTAGAACAAATTTGATACAACTCATTCGCATATGCCACCTTGGTTGCCAAAAAAGTGTTAGTAATGTATTTAACCATTTCTGCTGTTGTTGGATCTGTTTCGATGATAGGGGTAGAAGGAAACACTTTCATATAAATTTTCTTTACTGTCGTGGTTGCCTTTTTTGCCCCTCCAAGAATAATCCTGTTCGCATTTAAGAAATCTTGTATCGCGTTATTTTCAGTTAAAAATTCTGGATTAAAAACCACGTCGCTGCTCTCACAAGACGCATTAAAGGCTCGTGTTGTGCCGGGAGGTATCGTTGATTTAATAACTATAATATTGCCCCGACAACATTCATCAATTTGTTTTATGGTGTCTCCCACAATTGACAAATTACAAGATCCATCCATGTTCATGGGCGTCGGCAAGCACACAAAAACAATTTTTGTTTTTTGGCACAGTTCCTGTAAACTGGTGCAGGTTGAGCGATCGGTAATGTATTTATCATATGTCTCTACTGCGAAATCTTTTTCAAAACCTTGTTTCAAGGCCGTGCCAACAAATCCTTGGCCAATGATGCCAATCACTTTTTGAAACTCCATTATAATACCTTCTTTTATTTTTTATATATTCTGCCGCCAAACAGATATAGCCTATAATACCAGTTTTACGCCACTTTGTCAAAACATTTTTTATGTGGTACGATCCCAAAGATAAACAAAGTGTTTCTTTTTTGTCTTATCTTTTAATTCACTTCGAACGGAAGATGGGCCGGCAAGGGATTCTAAGTAATTAACGGCCTGACTTGAGATATGTCTTATAATTTCATAAGGCTGCATTTCTACATAATCCAACTTATTTGAAATAGTATTAAGAACAAACATGGTCTCTATTATTTTATTTATCTGCCCCTTGTTGAACCTTACATCAGTTTCCAGCAGCCTAAACCTAACATATTCTCTCATAGCCCTTTTCGATAGAAACATAGCAACATCAGAACCATCTGATGCACCTTCCATCGTATTAAAAAAAGTTTCATGAGAAGTGTTTTTTCTCTTTATTCGACTCGTTTGAAACTTTTCTTTATTTGCTAAAAAATTCTCATTAGATTGATGTGTCGCATAATTTGGATATTTAAAGACAAATCTATCATATACGTCTGAGATATTTTTAAAAAATGATGAAATTTTATTCTCACTAGACTCTTGATAATCCACTTCTATGAAATATTTTTTCAAGATTCTCTTTGGTATATCCCTGTAATCGCCAAAAAAATAGTTCGAAGCATAGCGCTGCAAGAGTGGCTTGGAGTATATATCGACTATTAGGCGCCCCGGATAGTTTGGATCAATTCGCAATCCATTTACCTTTGCGACATAATTTAATACAGGGAAGCGAACATCGTTTAAAATTCTTTTTTTATCATCCTCTGAGTTTATCTGTATAAAATCGAAAGCCAAGCCGGTATTGTATATGTTAACTGATCTGCTTTCATAAAAGCCAGTTTCTGTTATTGGAAAGCTGTTTGAAGACGCCCACGAATAAAAAAGTTTAATAAAATCATCAATATTTTTAATCTTATTTGTTTTTTTAATTCCATCCAGCACATCATTAAAAAACTTAACATATATAGCGAAAAAATATAAATCATAATCTGCTTCTGGAGTATAGGCCTTGACGGCTTGCAGGTTGTTTAAAATACTTTGCGGATGTTCTTCTCTTTCTACATTATATTGTTCTAAAAACCCATTCACAGCGTCAGCAGCAAAATCCAACATAGAAAAATCTGATTCGCCAATGGCCTTAAATTTAGTTTCATTCAATTTTAATTTTATTAAATTTAGCCTCTGGTTATATTTTCCATAACGCGGTCTTTTATACCACAGGTCCAATTGATTGTTCAGCACTTTGCCGTTGCTGGTTTGTTCTCCGATCGGCAAATTGTTTTTATTTACCTGCTTTTTATATTTTTCCCTACTCTTGTAGACCTCGGATGTAGAGGCAAAATTTACTGAGTTCTCTATTACAACCTCTTTTTTGATAACGTGGCCATGTGGGCCAACGCCGTCGTTGCCGTATTGTGATTTACAACTTGGGTAACAACTGCTTTGTGCTTCTAAAACAATATAATTTTTAATTATATGTTTATGTTTTATTTTTGGATTGTTGGGATGGACAGCCAAGTAAGCTTCGCCGTTGCCGTTTTCATCAATTATATATTCGTGGCGATGTCCAGCGTTTTTAGAAGTAACATCAGAAGAAGTAACACCGAGATTCGGTGAATAGTCTTCAAACTCTGCCAACAATTCTTTGATATTAATTTCTTTCATAATGATAATTAGCTAATTTGAATCCCCCACTTTCATTTCAATGGCACTGGCCCGCATCTTTACACTTCTGGTATTGGTCAGCGATCGTGTCGGTGTCGCTCGTGGCACGGCTCTTCTTCCATTCAGCCAACTCTGCTTTCGTCTTCTTTTTTCCATATTTGCCCGCAGCCAGTTCTTTCGATAAACTATCCAGATCTTTTCCGGCCGCCTTTACTGCCTTTTGCACCTTTTCCGATCCGGGCTGGAGTGCTTCTTTGTGTTCTTTTACCACTTGTTCCGGAGGGGGCAATTCAACGTCATGTGGGCCGGCCTTCGGGATCGCGAGATCCTTCTGTCGCGGCTTAAGTATATCAATTTCATCTGCGTTGTCTAACACATAAACAGATAAAGATGTATTGGCTAAGGCGGGGAACCGCATCTTGGCGTCGGGCGAGCGCCTATAGGGGCCGCCGTATTTAAGTTGATTTATTATTAACCTAGACTCTCTTAAGACGGTGTTTCCGGTAATTGTTTTACGATATGTGTTTGTTGTTAAATCCAGATTGTCAGTAACACTAGCAACTGCATACAGGCCGGCAATCTCAAAATCGTCTGTCTTAAGTTGATCCAAACTTCCCTCGGATACAGACGGATTCATTTTACCAAGAGAATAGCTTGGAACAAAAACTAAATTACTAAATTCATAAATTCTATTTCCAAACAGAGTGGCGTTCATAGTATATTGAAAATTGGCCGATATAATTTGAGCAGAGCCTCCACCCCGAGTCTTGGAAAATTCATAATTCAAGTTTTTCAAAGACGCGTCAGTATTCGACCCAAAATTCATAGAGATTAACAGGCCATCAGATGCGCCGATGACCAGCTTGCCGATGCCGGCATCTATTATTTTTTTCTCATTATTGAAAAAATTCTGTGAAAAGGCTTCTATTCTTTTAGATATGAAGACATTTGAGTTCTCATGCTGTAAACTTGAAGTTTGGCCAACAAAAATACAGCCCAAACCTGCACCGAATGCTGAATCGTTAAAGTACTTTTCTGATAATGAAATAAGTGCTTTCTCTTCACCCCGCAACAACTGATTTAATAAAGTTGGTTTTATTTTAGAATCAGACAGCCACTTGATTGTTTGAAAATTAAAATACGGAAAAGATATTGTAGGCAGCCCCGATCTTGTTTCGGGATTGGTCATGATATCTGGAACAGCAGTTTGAAGAATATAGTGTAATAAATCGTTCAAAGAAGCCATTGGTCTTTTATTGAAAAAGTTTGATAATATGGCGGTGAGCCTGTTTATTTCTATGGGAATGTCTCCTATATTACACCAATATTTATAGCCATTTGGCAGCGGTGCTGCGATGTTGCCCAAAATACAAACCGGCAACTGCATTCCGTTCTGACCATCTACAAACCGATACATCAAATCCAAAAAGTCCTTGAGAAAAACGAAATTTATTTGTGTAGCATATATGTCTTTCTTCGTTGCTGCCCACCCGGCGATTTGACTTTGGGGCAGACCGGGGTTTGCCATCTTGGTGTCCTTAATAGAAGGGATAGTCTCAGGCAACACATTTTTTAATATGTGTGACACCATTTTACCATTTTCTAAGAATTTGGGTACTTTCTCCTTTATTAACGCGGCTTCAAGCGCATCATCGACTGCGAATGCGACTGCGAATTGGACGGCCCGGGTCTTTTTTTCGGCGCCATAGTTCTCTATCTTTGTCATAAACGATGGAAGGGTATATTCCTTTTGGAACTTTGCTGAATTTACTGGTTTTCCTTCCTTGATTTTGTCAATTTTAACATAAACTCGGGTTGTATAATTAGCAACTGTTACCTCTGGTGTGGGCGACTTGAGGATGCCCTCTTCATGACCAATAGAATAACTTAAAGTATATTTTTTATTCTTGTTTAATGCTTGTATAATTGCTTTTGTGTAAACTGGTCCCCGGGCTTTCCCCTTTATTTCCGCCTCTAACCTTTTTATGCTTTTATTTAATTGTGTTTTTACTTGGGGATCCTTGTCGCCGGCTTTCAAAATGGCCTTTATATTTTTAATCTTTGTTTGTTTTTCCTCTATTTCCTTTATTAAACCCGCATGATCTACTCTCAAATCGTCTTTCAACATATTAAAAAGCCCACTATCAGAAAAGAAAGAAGCTTTAAAGTCGTTTGTCTCTGTTAGGGTGCGGATAGGGACTGGTACATATTCAACATCGAGTGAAAAACTACCATCTTCATTAAAGCCGATATTATGTGTTACCGGCGAGATAGCATAAAAAACCTTTTCAAATTTCTCAATTAGTGCCTTTTCGCTTGGACTGATCAATTCTGACGAAACATTCGTCGGAACGCTCCAGCCATACTCTAAAAACAATTTGAACTTACCAGTACCAGATATGGTCAGCAATTCTTTATACGAAATATTTTTTACTTCTTCTAGAGAAAAATTATTAAAATTCCAACGTCTTGTGGCTGCGCCTGCACGGTTGCCGCCATAACTAAAACCAAATAGATACTCTCGATCAATTGCCGGTTTATTCATTAAAACATCGTAAGAGGAAAAGAAAAAACTGGCATTCAAGGTTATTGGATCATAATCTGCTGTAACGTTATAAGCTTTTTTGACACGAATCGACTTGATACCCGCAGCCTCGCCTCTTGAAATGTTATTAAGATTGCTTTTAAAATAATTTGTATCAAAACTTTTATCAAACGCTACTGGAAGAGCATTTTTTAAAACAGCGTTAGGGGCATTAACAGCGTTATCTGATACATAAAATCTAGCATATGGGACCAACACAGCAAGCTGTTCTGGCCTTATGGACTGCATAAATTCTATGTGTTTTACCCTGTCTTTGGACCACATAAACCTCAACTGTGTCTCAAGATCACATCCATATGCAGAATTTAAAGAAACTATTTTGCTACTATCGTTAAGAAATTTTTTATCAAGCAAATTTGTCTTTTTGCCCTTAAAGAACTCAAATAAGTCTTTATTACTATTATTACTTATCTGTGGAAGTAAGACCTGTGTCAGCATAGCCTGCTTCATCTGGTCCTTTTCTTTCGTTGTTGCGTATGGACTGTAAAAATCTATCGAACTCATTTAGTACCCCAAAGTCGATAACACTTCACCAATTGGCTTTGGCACCCTTATTATATCGCCGGCAGAAACATGACCCTCGGTTGGTTTCTTATTAAACCAAGCAATAACCCACCAATATTGAGGATCTCCATAGTGTTGAAAAGACAATTTATAATATCTATCCCCCGCAGACCAAACATGGCTAGCATAATCAAAATTTAAAACGTCGGAAAATTCTGGATATTTTATATTTAATGTCGCCAATTTCGACAAAAAAAGTCTTTTATTTTTATTGAACTTTTCTGAATAAACCTTTTTATAATCACTATCTACCAACACTTGCTCTGAAGTTGTAGAGTATCTGGAAACTGTCATGGTTATCCTCCTCCTAAAAGTTTTGCCTCGTTGACATCTTTGGAAATTGCTGGATTTGACTGAATTTTTCCAGATTGTATCGGATTTTGAATGTCTGTCGCCGTTCTATACGGATAATTCTGGTTTGAAGAGTTAAAGGCCCCGTCTTTAAAACCAATCACAGACTCGTGTAATACGTCAAAGCTAAACGATAAAGTATATGACCTAAAAAATAAATTGCTGGTATTATTCTTGTCCTTGCCAAAATAAAAGCCATCAGAAGGTGTAAAATTCCAACTAAAACTTTTGATATATCCAAGCAGCCCGTTTCCAAACTCATGATTTAAAATCAAATTTGCAAACCGAACTCTAACTAAGGGCGGTGAAGATAAAACTAAATCACCCTTAAATGATTTATAAGACGGATAAAGATTTTTAATAAACTGATTTATCTTTTTCATATTTTCGTTTGCATCGTTGGCGTCGAAACAAGGAATTACCAACGAAACAGAGATACTTCTTGAAGTTTTACTATATACCGGTATTGAATCAGTTCTTCCGTATACCGACACTTGACTAAAAAAGGGTGAAAACGTATCTGAAAACGCTGATATGTACGCCGGAAAAGAAAGCGACTGGCCACCGAAGCTATTCAAATATGGCATGGACCCTGCCGTTGTTGGAAATTTAATGCGGATATTGGAAAACCACAATTTTTCTCTTATATTTGCCTCTGCCGGCAAGGCGCTATTCAAAGTCGGATCGTTGCCAGCAGAACCAAACAATTGATCAGTTAAAGGCCCGCCGCCACCAAGAAGACCCTTTAATGTATTTCCTAAAGTTATTGTCATACTATAAATATCTCCAACATTTTTTTATGGAGTATTAATTACCGCCCGGGCATCATGGCGTCGATGTGCCGCCCGGGGTCGGTCTCACCGCCCTGCGGGCGATGGCGGCTGCATTTGCTACTATGGTTCTTTGCAGATCTGCGATGTCCTTTTGTAGTTTTGTCAAAGCGGCTATCTGCTTTACAGTATTGCTGCCGGCAGCGGTGAGGGCCGTTATAAAAGTGTGTGTTATGTTTGAAAGGCTCTGTATAGTACTCCCTACGAATGAAGAAGTCGCACTAAGTATTTCCAAGCTCTTCTTGTCGGCAATTAAAGCCAACTCAACAAGATTTTTTGTTGAGTTGGTCGCAGTTTTGAGGCTGTTGGTGACAAAATCCAGCCTCTTCGCAGCAAAGGTCTCTTCAGCTTTCGCGGCGATGGTGGCGAACTCCTTAACCCGTGCATCGTCCAGACCTCCCTGTTTATTGAAAAATCCTCCGAATGCGCCCGGACTCTCAGCAGCCTTGTCGGCAACGTCGCGTCGGGCTTTTGCGTCGTCTGTTATTTTGTCTATCTTTGTGTAGTCGGACAAGGCGGCTTGGACGCCTTTGTACCCAATCGCCGCTCCCCCTTTCGTTGATTGTACTAATGTATAAGCAAGTGACCGCTTCTGGTCAGTCGATAAATTTCGCGAGGCCTTAGAAAGCGACTTTAAAGTAGTTTTGAACGCGCCTAGTTGCACATTGGGATCAGAACTTAACAATCCTTGAATATCAACATCGACATCTTGTCCAGTTTGTTGCGAGACCATCATCCCAATTTGTGATAAACGTGCAGATGCTTGCTGTCTGTCACCAATTGTCATCATGCCACCCAACAAGCCTTTCACCTTTTCGGCAGAAATACCCAAAGAATGAGCAAATTTGTCTGTCCTTAAGGCTAGTCTTCCAACCGCGTCATCAGTTGAACCAAAGGCAATATTTGTATTAATAAGCTCAGATGATAATTTTAATAATTGTTCTGGCGGCCTGTGCATAGCATCTGATAAGCCAATCATTTTTTCTGCAAAGCTAGAAGCTCCTTTAGCGCCCATGCCCGTTTGAAAGGCAAAAGTTTTTAACATGCCGGCCATGTCTGATGTTTTCACTATATTGGCATATTTACTTGTCGCGGCTGACATGGTGTCCATAGAATCTCTTGTTTCAAACGCCGTGTTTTTAAAAGTTTTTCCTATTTCAAAAGCAGCCTGCTTGGTGTCTTCAAGCTTAATGCCAAGTCCCTTTTCACCTGAAAGTTCTTTAAAAAGCTCTAAAGATCTTTGGACCTCTGCGTTGAACCCTGCGCCCAAAACCTTTGAAGCTTCAACGCTCGCCTTTTGGGTTTCTACAAGAGCACCAACCACTGCCGACACGTTGCTTTTAAGGCCAGCGGTCAGGAGGGTCATTCCCTTTTGGAATGTTTTTAGTTCTGCATACTGGCCGGCTAGCTCTGGGAGTTTCTTCGCAACTTCAGCAGCCACTTGGGCGGCGGTTTTGTTAGCCATTTATTATTCCTCTTCCGGGGGCGTCATCGCTTTCTCGTTTATTTCAGCGAAAGTGTCAAAAAGCCAGTTTCTTTTGCCTATCGGCATGTTGTATATATCTCTATACGTCCAACCAGCTTTCCAAATAAATATCATCATATTTTCATATACACCCTTTACATAATTAGAATTCAGGGAAAAAAAAGCTCGCCTGAATGGGCAAACCTCCTTTATTTTCATGTCCGCAAGCGTTGCATGTAGACTGAAAATTGGTATCTATTCTTGGAATAGAGCCTTCATATGCCTTCTTTAGTACTCTAGAGTCTCTAATGGGCATTTTTTTAATAAAACTGGCAATCACCTCACCATCTGTATTGCCATCTATACTTTGTATAATACGTTGATAAAATTCATTAACGAAACTTGTATTAATTCCGTTTTTCTTCATTCTTTCAATTGTCTTTTCAATCGATTGGGCTTCAAACGGCAAGAGATTCCGAAATTCTAGAGTCGCTTGTGATTTAGGTAACTCCACAATTGATGTACCGTGGCCCGTAGTTTCCAATTCACTTTCAATTTCATTTTTTAACATACTTGATAAATCAATATCATGGTCATATTCTTCAGTACATTTTTGGCAATTAATGATAATAGGATAATCCTCACCGTATGCTTCAACTCTTGAAGCTATCAATATTGCCATTTGATCTGTATCGTGTAATATACTGTGTTTGATATTTTTATTAACAATAATGCTTTCTAAAAATTTATCCAACACGACTTCTTTCTCTATATAAGAAGTGTTTGTTAAAATATCCTCTTCTTTGGTGGTTAACATTTTTATTTCAATTGTTTCTTGACCAAAAAGTGGGTGATCTTTAGAATAATGTGCGCCCCTTGTTGGCAAAGTAACATAATGAGTCATTCCATTAAGCTCGTGCGCTCCGGATGAGTCATCCATATTAAACTGTTTCATTCATGCCTCTTTAATAAGTTTTTTGTCTGCCCCGATCATCGGTGTACGTTAATGTAGCCCAGTCATAACTTAGGCCGATTGTCGTTCCCACCAAGGCCGGCGAACCATAGGAAAGTTTAGAGAAAGAAATGCTTTTAATAAAAGCACCGTGAAGTCTCCATTGCTCATATATGTCACCTTCGGGATTTATAACCTCTATTATAACATCTCCTAATGATGCCATTAAGGCAGATTTGCTCATATCTTTTAAATTATTTGAATCAACCTGCATCGGATTATCATGGCCAATCGCCTTATATTTATTTAAAACAATACCAGCAACAGAGTCAACAACGCTATTTTCAAATACTTCTCTAATTGTAAAATTAACATCGTTCCAAGCGACAGTGCCTGCAGGGTATTTAAATTTCCAGTTTAAAAGTTGAAAATCTTTTGTGGCGCCAAACTGTGGATTGGGACGATCAACGTCTGAAACCAAGGCAAAGGGAATTCCATTAATTCTTAATAAAAATCTAAATGAACTTTGAAGAGAAGTTCTTACCGCATTAAAGTATGCGTCACCAACACCAGCAGCCTGTTCCTGTTTAGCAATTTGTTGACGTATACGACTACGTTTATTTATTGTTTCAGAAGCGCCCATCTATATAATTATGCGACAGTTGAGTTTTGGTTCTGTTCAAAGATCGCCAAATCTGCATAATCATATTTAAAGGTTATAGAAATAGTGTTGATGGCGGCCTGCGCATAGTCTAGTTTAGAATAGGTCAGGGCGCTAATATAGGGATTACGAAGGGTCCAGCGCTCAACAACATTACCATCCGAGTCTAAAACCTTAATCGCAATATCACCCAAGTTTCCGTCAACAAAGCCCTTTTTGGAAAGAGTGTTTCTCCAACCCTCATTATCAGCAGTCCACGTTGAAGGCAGATTATAGCCAGCCTTGACAATAGAATCCAACATAAGACCGGAAACATCCGGATCAATTGGTTCTACTAAAGTAACACTAACGTCTTGCCACTGAACCTTGCCGGGGTATTTAAATTGATGGCCTAAAAAGTCATGGGTTACGTCACCGGTAAAGCTTGGACTCGGACGACTAGCATCTTTGACGACCCATGCTGGGATGTCTCCAAGTGTTAAAATAAACTTAAAAGCTCTTTTAGGCTCTATGTTTACTGATGCCCACGGTGGGATTGGTGTTGCTTTATTGACGGCCATTTATAATTCTCCTAATCTTCTATAAATAGTTTTAATCCTCAAAAGATGCGCCTGTATTACTAATGATAAAGTCAACCGCAACAAATTCAATTGCTCTGGTTGGTTTCAGGTAAACCTTGGCATACAAGACATTGCGATCAATTAGGTCTGGCGTAGTCGTTGTTTCGTCTAGCACCAGCTTATAATCATCCAAACCAAACCTCGCCTTGACATCTGCTAAGAAAGGCTCTGCCTGACCGATAAACCTAGCCCACGTAGCGCGAACATTTGGCTCAAATAAGATATTAGAAGCAATATTCGAAATACCCTTCTTGATAAAGATTAATAACCTTCGAACATTAATTCTATCAAGAGCACT